GCTCAATATTCTCGCCTAGCAGCTCGTTCAGCTTGTAAGCAATTGTTACGGCATCCTGCCATTTATCGGTAAGTACTGAGTTAATCTGCTCAGTCGAGATAATCCGTTTAGCGACTCCCTTCTGTTTGTCTGATTCAACTTTCTTGCGGGTGCGTGTGCGTTTTGGATTACTCCAATCAAGTAGCAATTTAGAAACATCAGGGTGCATTCTGTACCGCTTTTTGAGCGATGGGAGATACACTTTTAGGCTTGCATATTCACCTCCGCTAGCCTTATAAGCAAGCAAAGCTTTAATCCTCTGACCATCGGGGCGATCGCGGATCGGTGGTTTTTGTCGTGGGCATAACGGGGCGCTGTAGGCAAAAAAGCTGTATAGATTCAGGATTGATAGCAAACCACTCAAACAAGGCTTTAAACACGCAAAAACATATAAGTACGTTGGTGATTTGCGATCTGTTAGCCTTTCGCGGTTACGAATCCGCTTACGTTGCTTTTTGGCTTTCGGCTTTGTCGCAACATTCTTGGGCGGCTTTGTCTTTGGGCGATCGCTTTTCGGTTTTGGCGGTGGAGCTGCGATCGTCTCTAACTCTGGTTCTGGTCTAGCTTTTGGCGGTTGTAATTTTGGCGCGTCACCAATATGCAAAACGTTGCGATCTAATAGCGACTGCCATAGGCTAGACCACTGATTTTTATACACCAAATACCGAGCTACGAATAACGCATTAGTGGCAATAGCGCGATCGTCTTTAAGCTTGCGCCTTTGCTCATGCGCTGCGATCGCACTTAGGATCGGCGCAACTTGTCGCCATATTGCGGGGCTGGTGTCAGGTGAGGGGATTGAGGGGATGCAGATGGGTAGGGATGGTTTCATGATGCTTCTTTTGCGCTCCGTGAAATAAAATATCTTAGCTTTAGAGTCATGTAATAGAACTGATTGTAGATACCTTGATCATCGGTTTCACCCCATTGTTTAGCAGCCGTTCGCCAATCAATGCCATAGCGATCAAGAATGTAAGCATCGACATCATAAACAAGGCGTTCGTAAAATTGTTGATTGGTTTCTTTATAGAGAGGTATTAAGTTCATAGTGGTTTGTCGTAAATAGAATAAGCGAAATAAGCGCAAAGCATCAAAGCCAAAACAATCAGAATCAAATCACTCATTTCTTCTTCCTCTTAGCTTTCTTCAGATTAGTCTTCAGCCAAGCAATCAAACGGTTTTGTAGTTGGCTCAGTAGATTCAGCCTCTCCTCCTTACTCAAACGTGTAATAAATTCATCGGTATCTGCATAGGTGTAAACACCGTTAAACTCTTCCTCATTGATTTGCTCTTGGATGTCTTCACATAAACAAACATAGTCATCGGGCTTGAGTTTCATCTCATCAATCTGTTTTGTGTAGTCGGTTTCGGGTTTCATGGTAAAGATTTTAAAGAGCTAATTAATTTTTCAATCGTGGCAATGTCAGCAATTTGGGAAACAGATTCAACCTCAGAACCAGTGCGAAGCTTGTATTTGGAGAGCCAAGCAGCAAGGCGATCGCTTACTGGTATTTCACCAAGTTTCGCTTCAAGTAAAGTTAGATGTTCTTTGAGTTCTGTATCTAAATCTTTGCGCTGATTCACTAATCCTTTACGCTTTTCTACCAGCTTTCCAGCCAATAAAATATAGTCGTAAGGATCTTTAATCATCGCGGTTGTAGTCACTACAGGGGGAGAGATTTCGCCTATTTCTTGCAGTGCTATTGTCAAGATTTTTTGGGCTTCATCTTTGCCAACGTAAGCGGCGATCGCCTCTAATTCTGTATCCTTGGCTGTGATGTATTGGGAAAAGCCTGACTCAAATTTAGAAAGATCCATATTTTAGATCCTGAATAGTAGAGTATTGACCATCAAATAAAACCTTGATTGTGCCTCTAGGAACCGATCGCCCCTTCAGTATTGAGAGTTCCATAATACCTCTATCCGCATAGTCTGGATCGTAGTGTTCCCCCCTAAAAGCCGATATTAAAATATCGCTTGTCTGCTCAATCCTTCCAGATTCAGCAGCATCGTGAAGAGTTGGGCGTTTATCTGCTCTATCTTTTACGTTGCGCCCAATCTGAGATAGTAAAATAATGCGAGTTTTTAACTCTTTCTTGAGTGCATTTAACTCATTGCAAGCATAGACAAAACGGCGGCGATCGTCGTACTGTAACTCCTTCCTAGTCGATTCGATTAGCTGCAAATAATCGATCGCAATAATGCCAATTTTTCCATACTTTGCATAGTAATTTCTTGAGATAGAAATAATATCTTCAATGTTGCGAACTTGATCGTTAATCAGAGAGGGGATATCGATATAAGCTTCTCTTGCCTCTGCAAGTTTCTCCCATTGGTTTTCACGGATCGCGCCATTTCGTAAAGCGGTTGTAGGGATTTGAGCCAAGTCTGAGTAAATCTTCTGAGACATACTTTCTGCGCTCATCTCAATACTAAACTCAAGGGTAGGAACTCCCAAAGAAGCAGCAGTTTTGATGATTTTTCGTAGCACGGTAGTTTTGCCGATCCCTGTGTCAGCAAGGATTGTAATGAATTGCTCTTCACCAATTCCACCACCGATCAAAGCGTCAAAGTCTCGTATGCCAGTAGGTAAAAGCACCTCATGCATTAATCCTGCTTGCTTGCGATCGTAGACTTCCATCAAATCTGTAAACACATCAGCCATCGGTTTAGAGATTGGTACTGTATGTTCACTAGAATTAATCTTTGATAGCTCTACAAGCCCTGATTCAAATTTTTCTTTAGCTTCATCAATCGGCAATTCTTGAAATAGTCCAGCCGCTTGTTTGCAAAAATCGCGGTACTTACGGGATTTATACTTATCTCGGATTAGATAGGCATACTCCAAACAACTAGGTGTTGGCAATGTACTATCAACGATCGCATAGATGGCAGTGCGGTAATCAAAAACGGTAGCGCCGCTCATTTGACTTTTAGTTTCCAACTCTTGAGCGACAATTTCGGGCGTTATCTGACAGCCTTGCTGATGCAATTTTAAAGCCATGCCAAAAATAGCGCCGTGAAGGTGGTTGAAAAACATCTCAGGTATGAGTACAGCAGAGAGGGGGGTTAACCAGCCTTCACCCTGCAAAAAAGTAGCAATTACGTTGATTTCTGAAACGTTAGAACATAGCAGATCGGGTGTGCTTAGATCGTTCATGCTGTCTTAAATCTCTCTCTAATGTGTGCGGGGGGGGCTGTTGCGGTTAATTCTTGCACTGCGATCGGGGTGGGTTGCTGTTGCGATCGATGTTGTTGGGATTGTTCTTTGTGCTTTTCGTAATTAGCTAAGTAATCTTGAATCTCAGCAAATCTAACATCACCTTCAGAACCAACAATCCAACACTTACGGATAAAGCCTCTAACAGGAGTTAGATCGTCTTTATTTTGAATGTCCCTAAAATAGCTTTTAGTCTTTCTAAGTTCAGTAAATAAATACTTGAGAAAATCATCGTCTTTAGTCAGTGGCTCGGTCTGTTTTTTTCTTGACGGCTCTTTGCTGTTAAAGCGATCGCCCATTGGATCGTCATACCATTTCGCCTTACTGGAATTTTCGGGCAACAAAGGGGCGGGGGTAGGGGGTGGGGTTTCTTGATCTTCGAGATTGTTTGGATCCGAGAGGTTACTTGTTTTTTGTTCAGGATGTATTTTTTTCTGCTCTTGTAAATTCTCAGAGAAAGAATCGCTTTGTTTTTTATTTAAATTTTTAAGATCTTTAGATCTATTGATCATGTAGTCATTTTGACTAGATCTGATTTGGTCATTTTGACTAGATGGGAGATCGTCAAATTGACTAAATGCAGTTTTCGATCTGACATGCAAAACGTCATAATCGATCCTGTACCATTTCGTCTGATCTCTGCTTGATGCATAGGGTTGAACGGTCTTCACAATTCCTTCATTTTCAAGCTTTTTGAAAAGTCGGAAAATACTAGAGCCTGAAAGCCAAGGCATTTTTTCGCCCCATTGAACTAATGTGTATTTACACCACATAAAATCTTCGTAAAAAGTTTTATCGTCTTGGTGTTCATGCTTGATCGTAATAACCCAGTGAATTTGTTGAATTGCGATCGCTTCATTAATCCCAAATATCGCTGCTAGCGTCGGCAAAACCTGTAAAGGGCGCTCATTCAATAAAAGATGTGTAGTCATTATTTAATTCTTGCTTCTGTTATCACTCGTTCAAGAGCTTCAATACAAACATCAACCATTTTACGGTCAAGAGTTGCGCAGGCAATTTTAGCCTCACGGTGTAATTTGCGGGGGATACGCGCCTTAAATTGCGCCCATTCAATTTCTTGGTTTTCCATAAATCACCTTAGATTGTTTGCTGAGTATAGTATTTTTGTACTAAATTAAATCACTTTGTTTTTAATCATTTACCTACTTTACATAGAGTTTTATTTATGCAAAGTAGGTAAACTTTATTTTTTCTTGCCTTTAGTAAGAATATCTTCACAAAGCTCTTGCGCGATATCCGCAGGTGATCCAATACCACGTAAGGTTTTGCGCTTGCCCTCTAGGATTAGCTCAATACGCTCTTGTTTTTGCTCCAAGATAGTATCAATCTTTTGATCGATTTCGTGCCACTGAAGCCAATAAACTGACACGCTATTCTTTTGTCCAATCCGATGGCAGCGATCTTCACACTGCATTGCATCTCCACTAGTCCAAGGGCGATCAACCATAATCACGGTTTGTGATGCAGTAAGCGTAATGCCTACACCTCCAGCTCGACTAGTTGAGATAAATACCTTGGATTGTCGAGATTGAAAACGGTCTACAAGGTTTTGGCGATCGCTTACAGCAGTTTCACCGATCAAAAGCTCGCCGCCTAAACGTTTGTGTAATTCCTTTGCAGTGTCAAGGAACTCAGTAAAAATAACGACTTGTTGACCTTCTTCTAAGATATCGTTAGCCATCTCGATCGCTGTTTCAATTTTGGCAACAGAAGCAGCTTTTCTGAGTTTGCCAAGCAGTACAAGAGCTTCACCTTTACCCATACCTTGATTTTGCTCATACTCAATCTGAGCTTCTAAAAACGACTGTTTCCAAGTCTTAAGAGCGTCGCCTGTGACTTCGGCGGCTCTCATCATGCGAGTTTTTTCTGGCAGATCTAAACATTGAGCCTTAGTTCTGCGAAACATCACATTTTTGGTACGAGCGTGGAGTTCATCAAGATGGGCAGCGCCTGATACATCCCAAGGGCAAAAACGAGTAGTTTTAGCGGCGCAAAAATACGACTCAAAATCTCTCTTGTTTTTGGCTAACTCATGGTTAGTTGCCTTAAGTAGTGGAAACAAATTGATCGGACGACCGTTTTTAATTGGTGTACCAGTGAGAGCTAAGCTACCCTTGCAATTTTCATGAGTACTTAGCTCAATAAATGCCTTGCCTCTAGCTGATTTACTGCCAGCCTGTGCATAGTGGGCTTCATCCGAGATTAGAAAGTATTGGCTAATCTCTAGAGGTTTTGGCATTTTTGCCCATGAAAAAACCTCGATAGGTACACCAACCATTTCAGCTTCACGAAACCAGTTCTCTTTAAGTGATGCAGGGCAAATTACAAAAACAGGAATTTGGAATACTTGATAATAAGCTTTTGCAACCATGAGGGAGCAAAGCGTTTTACCTAAACCCATATCTAACGCCATGATCGCACCTCTAAGCTCAGTATTTTGAATCTGAGAGATTGACCATAGCACAGCCTCCTTTTGGTGCTGGTAAAGGTTGCGACCATTAGCTAGCGGTTCTGATACATTGGCAGCATTTACTAATTTTTGGTAGTCAGCTTGAGCAATCGCCAATTCCGCTAAACGCTCCGATTGTGCGGACTCAACCTCACTAGCGATCGTAGGATCTACTTCAAAATCAGAAAATGAAGTCATCAAATCGGCAGCAGAGCTAAAAGGAAATTGCCAGAATTTACCATCGGGATTCCATTTAGCACCCTTAACAGATTTGACCTTAGCGACAGTTTCAGGGCTGTATGGGAATGTGACAATGATAGCTTTGCCCTGTAGTGAAATCTTACCGCTAGATTTTGGCTTTTCTGCTTTGGCTTCAGTAGCGATCGCCGTAGTTGCGCTGAAAGATTCTGGTAACTCAATCCCCAAGTTTTGCAGTTGCTTGCGATAGGTTTGCAGCATCTTGAAAGCAGCATTTAATTGGTTAGGGGATAAATTTCTACCCGCTTCAATTTGCTCAGCCAAGCTATGCCCAAACTCAGCATCACGCCCGTTAAATCCTTTGCCGTCTTCGCTAAATGCATGATCGCAAACGTTAGCTAGTGATGCAATTGCTTTTTGAATAATCTCAATACTCATGATTTATTACCTAGTTACTTAACTTTTACTATCTTAGTATAATTGTACCACAATGTAAACATTGAATTTATTAATAAGAAGCCCTGAATGCATAAACAAAACTCTATGCATTTAGGGCTTTTCATTATTTGACCTCAAATTCCAAAATTAAACCGTTAGCTCTTGTGATGATTAAGCGATCGCTAGTAATCTGGTAGCTAGCATCTCTTTCGGGCTGGTCAAGAGTTGATATAGGATACCAACCGCCGATCCCTTTGAACTTTGCAAATCCTTTTGAAGCCAATTGCTTTTTGATTTCGTTTAATTTGCGGTAAGCGTCGCCAAAAGTTTCACTCACGCCGCCACCTCATCAGACTTAGCGATCGCCGCTTTGTAGAACTTTTCAAGATTGCGTTGCATCGCGCCATGATGATCGGCTTTGCGATGACCTTCGAGAAAATCAATCAAATCAGCGCCAGAAATTTTAACGCTTGGTTTTGACTTTTTGCTCTTATCAA